CTATTCTAAATAAATTTTTATTAGACCTTTGTCTAACTGTTATATTTGAAAATTTCCTTATATATGAATTAACCCATTCAAGAAAATCTTTTGAGCCAGAACAGATTTCAATTTGGATCGCCTTTTTGTTTTTAGAATACCATATGGAGCCATCTCCATCAAAATATCCCCTTATATAATGACGAACCAAACCATCCGGCATTTTTTGTGGTGGTTGCAGAACCAAAGATTTACATGGAATTATATTAAAGTTATTTTCCAAGTCAGCAGCTATTCGGTCAGAGCGAAACTTTATATAATGAGAATTTTGATTGGCCGATTTTTTAACTTGAACATCAGTATATAAAAACTCCCCAAATTTTTCTATGTGATTTTTATCTTTACTATGTAAATGTAATGATATTTCATTCCCATATACACAGCCATCTGCCGCAAAAAACCCTGCCCAATAACAACTGGAATCATTAAACTCGTTGAAAACTAGATCATTTATTTGTATTTGACGCTTCGGCCCAGTTTTTCTGATTTTGATTCTATTCTTTATGAGTCTATTACGTACAGTTGCACCAGAAATAAAAAACTTTTCGGCTATTTCTAACAAACTTTTTCCTTGATTATATAACATACAAATAAACTTGTCATCTGTATAAACTCTATTTCGAAAAGGTGTTAACTCTATTTTATTCTTTTTAAGTCTATATATAACTGTATGCCTGGGAATATTAAAAAGTTTACCTATCTTTGTAGATCCTAGCCCACTTTTATATAGATTGATTATTTCTCGATCATTTAGCATATTATCCCGCTAGATTTCCACCTATCACGGAACCCGCACTGGTTGGTTCTAGCCTTCCTATATTTCCGTTAACGTCTGTGGATCTTTCAACACTATCTCGTTCATAACCAATTCCTCTAACTCCACCATATACAGCACTTACTGCATTGCGATTTGTGGTTACATATTCACAGTCTATAGTGGCATTTTCTGAAATTATAAAGTTATCAGCTCTAAACGTTGGAGAATACGATTTAAACCAACAGTTATTAAATATATGAACAATAGTATTTGTACTTATCTTTGCACTGGATTTGTCCATTAACTGAATGTCAAATGGTATTCTTTGAGATTGCAGATTTATGAAACCACGCGCAAACGCCTCTGGTAGCCTCATATCATCAAATACTATCCTGGTTACCTGTAATTCTATTCTAGCAGCACCTTTTGGATGTATTTCAACTACTCCGTCAGTCCCTATCTCTTCCCACCTTTGCATGTCGCGGTTTTGATTAACTACTAGTTGCTGAATCGCTCCAATAGTAACGCTTCCCACTTTTACTGTTATTTGAGTTGAAAGGCTAGAACTAATTTCAGATTCTAGAACACTTCCGCTGGACGGATAAGTCATTTAAACGTTGAACCCCAAAAATTTTTGATATTTTCTGTCTAAATAAACTTCAGAGTCTTCATATAGCCAATTAAGAATGCTTGTAACTTGGTGGCCCATAAATTCTATTGTGTAGAGTTCTGAAGTTTCTCTTTTTTTAATAGATGGATTTCCAATTTCTTCTATATTTTCTTTAAAGTGTTTAAATATCCATTCTAATAAAATTTTTGAGCCAGAACAAACATTCAATCTTGGTTTGTTATTATGTTTATGCCAACCTATGCTGCCATCGCCATCAATATAGCCACGAATAAAATGTCTTATCATATTTGGTGGCAATTTTGGTGGCTGATAAGACAACGATTTATTCGCAGTTATGTTGAAATTCGATTCAAGATTTTTAACCAACTCTATCGAATTAAATTGGATGCTGACAGAATAAATTATTTTACCAAATCTTTTTCTAGTTCGTTCTTTTATTTCGGCATTGCTTTTTAAAAATATGCGCAACTTTTTTAAATGTTTCCTGTCTTTTAGAGATAACTCTACACTCGTATGGTAACCTCTATTAATCCAACCATCGGCCGCGATAAATCCTGCCCAATAACAACTTTTACACGTAAAATTAGCAAAAGCTTTTTTATTTAGAAATCTTTTAGTAGTTTTTCTAATACCCAGTTCCTTAAATCTTTTTAACAGAGTCCACTGAGAAACACTATACTCTGTGCCAAGTGATACTAGTTCTGCTCCATCTAGATACTCTTGAGAGATCTTCTTATAATCTAAATCTATCTTTTTTCTTCCCACTCTTTCTCCTTAACATTTCAATTAAAAGAGACCAACCGAAATGTCGATGAAGATCCAATTAACGGGATAATTTGGTTGCACTTCTAATACCACGTTATATTGCCTTGGCTCAACCTCATCTCTTGATACCGACAGGTTTCTATAAGCCGTAATCAAGTTTTGAGAAATAAAAGCATTGAGCAGTGCAATTGCTCGTGCCGTAAGAGAAGGTATAAGTGTTGAATCCTCTGGCTGACCGATAAACGCTTGGAAGCGATTACGCATAGTCCTAGCCACATGGTCTCGAATAAATACAATTGAAATTTCTTCTTCTTCTGGAGAACCACTTTGAACGGTTGTTTTTCCGTGAAGTACTCGTCCACCACCGGTAATTGGCTGTACAACTGTAATTCCATTATCTCCAAGTTGGTTGAGTTCTTGCTGCTTAAACACATTATCATTTAGAATGGTAAAGCCAACTAGAGTTTTGAAAGTAAGTGGCTGCGCAATGTTTGGCTCGCCTGCTAGATAACCACCAGCAGCTGCTGCTATGTAATATCCAGGAATTGTTTCGCGAGTGCCGTTAATTACTCTTACAATTTGATCTGGGTAGAAATAAACAACTCTAAAAGTAGAGCCAAAACTATTGACTACACCATAGTTTGCAAGATCTTCTATATTTCCATCGAGAATCTCTTCTGGATCATCTCCCTGAATTCCTTCCAAAATCCCAATATCTTCCGGTGCTGCTAACGTATTGCCAAGAACATGCTGTACTGTGAGTCCGTCTTGTGCTCCAGTAAGCAACACTCTTTCGCGTTTGTAATATGTCGTTGACATTGTTTCAGTATGAACCCTAAAAGATTGCTGTATGGCTGAAAATGTTTGCGTTGGAAGAGGCACTATAATTTGAATATCTTGCGTCTCAAGAACTTCAAGGGCTTCTGCCCAGTTTGCATCGAAGAAATCTGCGTCATCTTCATGGATATATGAAATTCTTAGTCCCTGGTTTTGAGATAAAGCCAAATCTGTTGTGAAAAGAATTCTTTGTGAGTCTTCACCAGGAAGCAACAATTGCCATTTCAAACTTGTTTCTGCAACAAAGAAACCAGATGTTCTGGTAATAGTAACGGTATTTTCGTCTGTGATGGCACTTATCTTCCAGCGTCCTTCGTTAGCTGTAGCGGTATTATGAAAATCAAGTTCTTTAACTTGCGAAACATCTTCCGCAGTAAATTGTGCCGACGGGCTATAAAAAGTGGCAGTGCTGCCAATACCTATTGGATCTACATAACCATCGCTGGCACTTTGTTCAATTATATCATCAGTTACTACTGTGTAACTAAATGGTGTGCCACTTTGAGCAGGATCCATAAACTCTGCTAGAAGATTGGTGCCGGAACCAGTTTCTTCATATTGCGAAAAAGCGGTGGTAATATCTGGATCATAGAAATTCACTTTGTTTGGGAAAATTTGAGTTTCTGTGCCAGCAGTGCTGATTAAGAAAAACTGTACAGTTGTATCTGTGTCTGGTTTGCCCGGAGCATCAATTGGGAAAATAAGATCGTCTGGATCAGAGTTTCCTGAAGCGCCGCCAAGACCAGTCACGCTGTTATACGCTGGCAGAACAATTTCAGAAACTCTCCTTGGAAGCGGTGGCTTTGCCTGCATTGCCAGAATAGACGTTGCACCATTTTCAAAGGCCATTTGAGCGCCGAGAGATAAAGTGTTTTCTGTACTTGGAGTACCATATTTCTTAAACAGCTGGCTTGGTTCAGAGAATGGAGCAGGATTATTTAGATCGATCTCTGCAATATACCTAGCCTCAAGACTATCTCTAGATTGTAGAACCTTACTATCTATCAAAACAGTGAATCTATCGCCTATTTCAAATGGAGTATTTGGAGATATGTTAAAAACAGCAAATGACAATATGCCATTATCTATGGTCGTGCCATCGCTTCTCCACGTGTATGTTTGACCATATTCATCGGCAAGAGAACCGCTAACGCTGCCCTTTGCCGTAAAAGTAGCTTGACCACGAATTGCAGCGCCATAACTATCTCTTAAAACGCTGATACAACGAATAGTCCAGGTTTCTGCTGGGGCATTCGTATCAGAGAGAGTTGGAGTAGATAGGTAACCATCTCCAGTGTTTGTAGATGATGTGAAGTACTGTGATCCACCCTGATCTGTTATTGAAGCGCTCTGAAGTTCAATTTCTCCAGTTGCAGGATCTAGCCTGGCATCGTATTGGGATGCAAAAGAAGATCCATCATTTACAGCCTCAAGGACCCGTAATTCCGAGCCATTAAGCAAAAGTGT